GCAAAAACGCCAAGATATAGGGAGGTATTAAAAAGAGTTGATAAATTAACAGAAGTTGGGCTTATAAATAAGGGTTTAAATGAGAACAAACCAGTTTTTTCTATGTTTTTGTTAAAGGCAAAACACGGCTATATTGAATCTCAATATCAAAAAGTTGATCTGAACGTGTCTGGTCAGCTTGGGGTCGTGCAAATGCCGGCCAAAAAGAGCAAAATAGTGTCCAGTTAATCCCTGCACTTGTAAAGCGTGCCAATCCCCCGCTTATATAAGCCAAGTGATAGGTCGCATAATGTATATTGTGCGACATCAGACGGCACGGGGGCGACTTCCAATCTTGATTTATGGGTACCCTAATGTATATGTATCCCTCCCCATACTAAAAATTCCCTAAAAACTCACTCCGCTTAACTAAGCCATAATGTTATCCACAGTTACTCTCATCCGCGATTCGCAAAAGTTCATTTTACCGCACTTTAAAATGTACGAAGGGTTAAAAAATTTCGGTTTACTTGTGGATAACTCGATTATCGGTGGTGCTGTAGGCCATCAGATTTCCGACAATTCGGAAAATCTTGTAAGGAAATTTTTCCCCAATACTGAAATCCACCATACTACTAAGAATGTCTGGGGTTCAGATATATTTAACGAGATGATTTCGCTGACTGACAAAGCCGGTGGTGTGGCACCCGGGTCGAAAGTTATCATGCTTCACGCCGACGTAATCCTCGATAAAAAAAATTTCAAACTCCTAAAAGATTTTGTCCTCTCCACTGATTATGATATTTACAAAGTTGATATGAAGAAGTGCTGGATAAATTATTATGTCGATCTTGACCACGGAACTCGCGACTGTCTTGATACGGAACCGGTAGCTGTAAAATCCACAACGCGTTTCAGGAATTTCTACGATCATCTTATCGGTGAAAAAGAAGTTACGATTGACTTTATTACCGGCCACCATTTTACAGGTTTCAAACCCCCCGCCACGAATCCCGGCTGGCTCGATTCCCCCGCCGCCCTCGCTGCTTCCCCGAACGGATGGATATCCGCCCCACAGGAGATTAAGGACATGTTTAAGCTATATGAGAATAGCGTTTGATTATGATAAAAACTATGAGTTCTACCCCGTCCTTTTCGATTATATTGCCTGTAGGTTTCAGTCTGCCGGCCATGAGGTGGGTTTTCTCACCGCCCGACATAAGTCCGAAGGTCTCTCGGTAAATTTTAAACCCGACTTTGTTTTTTTCCTGGATATAGGCGATGACGATTACCGGACTCGAGCGAATAAAAAATCCCGGAAAATGAAGGAAGAAAAGATTGATTTTATTTTTGATGATCGCGCGGATCTGTTTCCACAGGAAATTGTTTCGCTAAATATATTAAAATTTATAATTAACAAGGAAAGGAAAATTATGACCCCCGAACAAGAACAGAGTATAGTCGATTTCCTCACTCCGATTCAAGCTGTAACCGGCGGAACTTATTCCGTCACGTTTACCCCTCCTCCGTCAGTCGTGCCGGTAACTTTTACCGTGCCGGCTACTCCGGTTGTTTAAGCCTCTGTAGGAAAATAATTAAAAAATTATATGATAATATCAGTACGCGTAAGCGACATGATTGACAGCTACAAGAAATTTCTTGAAACTAAGTTAGGCGTTCAGTTTGCTAAACAGCAGGAATATTTAATTGATCAAGACGGGAAAGAAACTCCTCCAAAAGCGGAACTTGGTTTTATCCGGTTCGCTACAGGAAACGAGAAACTTCCCTGGATAAAAGAATAATTTTATGGACACATCCGATTTCGGAAAGTGCCGCGGCCAAGACTATCACCCTACTCCTCCGTATGGTGTTTTAGACGCGGAAAAAAAGAATAAGCAGCAAGACAGTCCGTTTCCCACTGCCGGAAGTTTTATGGACTCCCAGGATTTGATGAACGGGCCCCAGTACCACCCGCTTGAGACTTCGCCTTCCAGAAAGGGTTTCCGCCAGAAGAATGGTGTTACTCCTGAAGTTCCTATGCAGTCTGAGGGTAGATTCCACCAGGTTTAATTCCTATAGGAAATTATGGCTAAGAAAAAAATTCCCGTTATCTGGGCTCCACAGCCAAAGCAGATTCTAGCCCTGGAAAGACCGGAGTTTGAAATTCTTTATGGTGGGGCCAGGGGTGGTGGAAAGACCGATGCCGGCATGGCCTGGATGGCGTTCTCCTACGATGAAAAGGGTCAGTCCGTATATTTACATCCCCGTTACCGCGGTCTGGTTATTCGGCAACAGAGTAAGGATCTAACGGATTGGGTGGAAAGAGCGAAGTGGATGTATCGGGCTCACGGCGCTGAGTTTACCGGAAACCCCGTGCAGATTAAATTCCCCTCTGGCGCTGTAATAAGAACCGGACACTTAAATGACATCGATGCCTATCAGCAGTACCAAGGACACGAATACCAGAGAATCTCTATTGAAGAGCTTACTCAGATACCCTCCGAAGTCTCTTACGCTAAATTACTATCTTCTTGTAGGTCAACTATACCGGACCTTACCCCGCAGTTCTTTGGAACGACTAACCCTGGAGATGTCGGACACGACTGGGTTAAAAAGAGATGGAATATTCCGGACATTATTTCCGAACCTGTAATACTGACTCCTACCCCCTTCGGTGACAGGGCATTTATCCACGCGACGGTTTACGACAACACGATTTTAAACGAAACAGATCCGAATTACCGAAGGCAGCTTGAGGCTCTGCCGGATGAGAACCTCCGTAGAGCTTGGCTGATGGGTGAATGGGGTAATCCGATAATCCCCGGAGCGATTTATAAACAGGAGATTGATAATGCCGAAAGAAATGGACAGATTGGTTCCTACAGGCATAATCCGGCGTATCCGGTACATACCTACTGGGACCTCGGCGTAGGCGATACCACGGTTATTGGTTTTTTCCAGTTGGTGCAGGGCGCGTGGTACTGGATAGATTTTTATGAAGCATCAGGAAAAGGGTTGAGCCACTACCGCTCTGTCCTTGATCAGAAAGGTTTCCACTACGGGATGCACTTTGGGCCGCACGATTTGTCCCACAGGCAGATGGCGCGGGAAGCGAACGCGCAGACGATAATGGAGATAGCTGAAAGTCTCGGAATCACGTTTACGGTTCTCCCTAAGGAAAAAATCCAGAAAGGCATCCTGACGGTAAAGGAAAAATTTCCGATTCTGCACATCGACGGAGAGAAGTGCGCGCAGGCGCTCTATGCCTTGAAAAATTACCACCGGGAATATGATGATGAGAAGAAGATGTTTAATGATATTCCGGTACATGACTGGTCCAGCAACGTTGCGGATATGATAAGGTATTGGGCCATGGCTCCCGAGCCGGTAGTTGCCGGCATGGATTATAACTGGAATTTATATACAACAACTTATACATAAAATATGAACGTTAAAACTCTAGGCAGGTCAGGACAGGGTGCCGCGCCGGCCGGAAGACCGGAAAACCAGTTTTATCAGTATGGTTATAATAACGTTGCTTTGTCGTCTCCGGAAAGTGAAGCTCTCAGACTCGTAAAATTTGAAAAGACCCAGTGGGAAACCGCCTTTGCCTATGTAACGGAAAAGGTGGCTTTTAATATGCGCAGTGTTATTCGGCAGTGTAGGAAGAATTACTGGGGCGTTTTCGACCAGGAAATTGATCCCACTACTGGCAGGGCGAAGATCTGGGAGCACTTGACAAAGACCTTCGTTGATTATGTAGTAGCGGCTTACGATTTGGATACCAAGGACATAAACTTCCGGGCGAAGCACCCGGATGGGATTGCGTTGACAACGGTTGTCCGTAGTATAGTTAAAAATAAACTTGACGATATTGGTTTCGGAGAACAGCTTGACCTTGCCCTGCGTCAGCTGGCGATTGATGGCACGATTGTTTGGATTACTGCCGATGGCGGGGATGCCATAGGCAGCGCTTTTTCCGGCGATGATGATTTAAAAATTAAATTGGTAGATTTATTAAATTTTTATATTGACCCCACAGTAGACTCGATTGCGCAGGCGGAAAGTGTTATCGAGCGTATTGTGGTGACAAAGACCGAGTTTGATAAGTTAGCGAAAGATAATGATTGGGCGAATCCTGATATTGAAGGTAAGCGCCAGGTTGCCAGGTACGATACGATTAATAATCCGGGGTATGTAACTAACTCGGATATAACTTATGTGGAACTGTACCGCCGCAGAGGCTGGGCTCCGAAGTATATTGTTACTGGGCGCACAGGTAAAGATGACGAGAAGTTAATGCCGACCGAGATTATTTGTTCCGGTACTGCCGGAAATTGGCTGTTCCACTCCGCGACGTTTAGGAAAGATAATCGAAAGAAAGGTTATGAGGAAGCGCAGTTAAACCGGGTGCATGGTAGGTGGTATGGCGAGGGAATTGCCGAGCGTTTAATTCAGAAACAGAATCACCACAATATAGTTTCGAATATTAAGGTTAATAGGTTATATGTTTCCTTGCTCGGTCTCTCCCTTGTCCGTAAGGGCAGTGGTATTACTCCGCAGATGCTCTCCCGTCTTGCCGCCAATGGTGTTTTGTCGGTAACAAACCTTGAGACGGATTATAAGAATCTTCCGCAGACTGCCGATCTTCAGGAATTTAATACGGAAGAGAATAATATTTACCAGTGGGCCCAGCGTTATACCGGTGCTACCGATGTAATAAATGGGGAACCTCTACCGGCCTCCACCCCTGCCACTAACGCCAGCATTCAGAGTAATGCGGCTAAATCCAGGTTTACCCTGGCGCAGGAAGGAATAGGTATGTTCCTCTCCCGCTGGTTGAAAAACCAGATGATGCCGCTGACGTTTGCTCAGCTTAAGGAAGGTGATTTAATAAGGATGCACTTTGATCCGGAGCAGTTGACGAGTTTCGTCGAAGAAAGGGTTAATGAATCGCTCGCGGATTATATTGACGCGCATGAAAAAGCGAAAATGTTGGTTGATCCAGTAAAGCTTGAAACCGAACGGCAGAAACTGACGGAAGAAATGTCTAAGCGTGGAATGCACTTTGTTAAATTATTGAAATTGCCTGATGTGATGCACTACGATGTGCAGGCATATATTACGAATGAGGAATTTGATAAAGCAGTTACTACGCAGAACCTAAATCTGATGATGCAGACCTTTGCGGCTATGCCGGGAATGGACCCGCAGAATGTTATGGAACTTGCCAGGGAAGCCTTAGATATTATGG